TTCCGGGCGATGCGCAGGGGGGTGAAGAAAATTTCACCCCTGAAAAAAACTGCACCCCAGGGGTGAAGAAAACTGCACCCCCCTTTAAATGTATAAAAGAAGAAAAGAAAAGTAATAACCCCCATACCCCCAAGACTCCCGGCTTTGTTTGGGACTTAGTCCACAGTTTTGTCCCGGCGGATGATACAGAGTATTTTGAGGCGCTGGAGGGGTTGTTGGTCAACCGGGAGGCTATGAAAAAGCCGGTTCTGACTGCGCAGGCCATGAACAGGATTTTGAGCCGTCTGCGGAAAGTCGGAGACCGGGCGATTGAGATCGCCATGCTTAACAAGGCCGTTGAGTTAAACTGGCTGACAGTTTATCCCCTGAAAGAGGACGAGCTGCCAGGACGGTCTGAATCGGACCGGGGCGGCGAGAGCCGGGAGGCAGGTGACACGGATGGAATTTAAAGCAGCTATGCAGCAGGCGAGCCAATATCTGACTTTCTCACCGGCTTTTATTGATCCGGAAAAGCCGCAAGGTCTCTGGTTCTGCGATACCGTTGTGGAGGCGGCGGCTATTCGGGAGAATGCTGTGTGCCTTGGACTGGGGTGCAGATGGGATGATGTTGTGCGCTGCCGTCCGTTTTTAGAGGCGTTCCCCTATCTGGTGATCGTCACCGCCAACGCCATCGCCCGAGAGCGAATGGTGGCGGAGCTGCGCCCCCGGCTCCCGGCCAGCTGTATATACGTCGTTACCGATGCCGGCTGGCGGAACTGTAAGACCGTTGAGGACTATGTGGCCCTGTACGGAGCGGCCCACCTCCCGGATATCCTATCCGGAGCGGAGGAGCTGCCCGCCTATGGCTTGCTGAATCTGGCGGAAGTCCCCCGGCGAGACATGAGTAAGATTCCCCGGACCCTCTCCCGTTTTTCCGTGCTTGACAGCAGCATCGGCGGGTTTTACTCCGGGGAGTTGTCCGTTTGGACCGGCAAGCGAGGCATCGGCAAGAGCACGCTGCTGAGCCAGATGCTTTTAGAGGCTGTGGATCAGGGACACACCGTCTGCGCGTATTCCGGCGAGTTGCCGAAGGAGCAGTTCCGAGAATGGACCTATCTGCAAGCGGCTGGGCCTGAGCACATCCGGTACATAACGGATCAGGCCACCGGGAAAAAGCTGGCATCCGCAGACGCTCTGGCGGACAAGCAGATCTCCGAGTGGCTCAACGAGCGATTCTGGCTGTTTGATCTGGAGCGCAACACCCGGCACGATCCCGAGACCATTCTGCGGCAGTTTGAATATGCGCATATGCGTTACAACGCAGATGTTTTTCTTGTGGATAATATCATGTCTGTAGATTTCGACAGTTCCACAGAGCGGGACTTCAACCGTGTGCAGTCGAAATTCACGCAAATGCTGGTAACCTTCTCCAAGCGCCGGGGTGTCCACACCCATCTGGTGGTGCACCCTCGGAAATCTACCAGTGACAATAACGCGAAAATCTCCTCAGACGATGTCAGCGGTTCCGGAGACATCACCAACCGGGCGGACAACGTGTTTTTCCTTACCACTCACCAGACGGACGGCAAGGAAAAACCTCTGCTGCAGATCCTGAAGAACCGGGACTACGGCTCCCACAGACACCAGTGGCTTGACTTCGACAAGAAGTCCCGTCGTTTCTTTCAGGATCAGACCGGGGACCCTAAGCGGGCTTACGGCTGGGAGGGACGCGGCGTCCAGATGGAGCTTGTGGAGGATCGCGGTGACATTGACGAGGTTTTCCCGGAGGAAAAGAAAACATGAAACGCAAAAAGAAATTGAACCTGGATGTGGCCCAGGACGAAACCGCAGATATTGAGCACGTTTGTCTGCTGACCAGCAGGGTGGTGTATACCCACCCAGCAAGGCGGTACTACGTTGAGGAGTTTCTCAGCTTGGTCACTGGGGAGCGGTGGCGGGAGGCGAGGTGGTTCCCTCTGGAGCCGCAGGCGGATCTTCCGCAGCGGAAACCGCATTTCGATTACACGAAAAAACTCAAGACTTGAGCGATAAAGGGGAAAGGTGAAGTATGAGAGCAATCGCTATCATGAACAACAAGGGCGGTGTCGGCAAAACCGTCACCGCCATCAATCTGGCTGATATTTTAGCCAACGACTACAAGCAGCGGGTCGTGCTGGTGGACTGCGACGGACAGGCCAACCTGACCGGCTTTTTCCTGCCGGGGGAAGACATGGACGCCGTCACCACGGCGGACGTGCTGACCGGGGACTGCGAGCAGGTATGGAGCGACAACCTCATCCCTCTGGGAGAGCGCTTGGAACTTTTGCCCAGCAGCTCCGGCCTGTACGATCTGGATCTCAGCGCCATCAAGGACGGCGTGGGCGCGCCGGAGCGAATGATCGGTTTTGTGTCCGCCGCCCGGGAGGACGGCGACGTGGACTGGATGATCTTCGACTGCCCCCCGGGCTATACGCTGGCCAGCGTGGCGGCGCTGCTGTCCGTTGACGAGGTTTTGATCCCGGTCACGGCGGACAAGTTTTCCATCGACGGCGTACTGGCCGTGGCTCAACAGGCCAAAAAACTGACCAGCACCCGCCCCGGGCTTTGGGTTCGGGCGCTGCTGACGCAGGTTCGCCGGTCCGACATTGTGACGAAGGCGGAAAAGGTGCTGGAGGGTATGCGGGTGGAGGTGTGCCGGGCCAAGATCCGGCGGACGGATAAGGTGCCGGAGAGCACG